GTCGTATATATTAAGTCTGTATCTTATAAATGAATACTTTATAAAAAGTACTCTACACCTGGCTAATCCAGGTGCTAAATTATAAAAATTGTGCCTAAGAGTGTATTTCAGCAACCTCATTAAGGAAGAGGAGCTGGAAATAAAGTGTCGGTATAAAATCTTGGTGCTTGAAGAAAGAAGAAGAATGAAAAATCATCACCTACTGCATGGTGATATGTTGTTCTAAAGCGATCAAAATTTTGATTAAGTGCAGAAAAAGCTGTAACAGATACTGAATCAGTTGGAGTATCTAGTAAGCTACCTAAAGTTAAACTATATGGAGAAGCGGGTATAAATCTATACCTTGAATATTGTGGAATATCAACTTCAATACCAGTTTGAGTTTCAGGATTTGTTAATGTGTAACCTATGTTAGCATATGTTGGCAGCATAAGGTCTTTAAGTTCGGAAATGGAGAGTGTAGCTTGATAACCAGCATTATAGCGTTCACTATAACCATTAACGGTTCTACTGGTGAAACTACGAGCAACAGAAATTTCACCAATAGCTGTATCACTAAAATGATTAATTTTCCATCTGGAACTTCCTCTCATACCTACAAAGGCACCTTGTAAGTAATTGAAGAGAGTCAATTTAGCAATATTACCAACACCAGTGGTAAATTCATCTATACCATCATCAACCTGACCATAAGGTAAAGGCCAACGAGCAATAGTTGAAGTATAAATACCGCATAAACCATTGTCTGATGTTCCAGAACCAATTTCAAATAATTGTGTTCTGTTGAAATTATATCTTTTAAGAAGTGTTCTAAACGAAGTGATAGCTTCACCCATGCAAACCATAGGCATAGCATCCTCATTAACAGAATTAGAAGATATAATATCTTGAGTGTTTGATCCTAACGGTGAAAAATCTGCTTCAGCAGCAAAATCAGGTTGTTCATCTGATTGTAATACAAATTTGTCGTCAGATTGTAATGAAAAACCATTAGTAACAGTGGAGAGCTTATCAGGCAAATCTATTGGACATGCAAATTCTAAATTATCTGCACCTCTAATAAAGAAAGCGATTCTAACAGGCTCAGTTGAGTTATTAATAGTTCTCACTGGATTCAATAATGAAACAAGTAATGTACCATTTTCATAATCAGGATCATGAGTTGATGGAAGTATAATACTATGATTCTTTAAAAAAGATTCCTTGACTTTAAGCCAAGGGGATCTAGCTGCATAAGGAATACGAAATTCAATATCCCTTGTAACGGAAAGATCTAATATTTCACTAGGAACAGTATTAACAGGAGCTGCTGCTGCTAAATCAGTGGAAGGATCCCATTGAATTAGAATTCTACCTCTATGAAAAGAAGATGCGCTAACAACAATTCTAACAATAATATCACCACGCCAGTACCTAAAAGGTAAGGCTCCAAATGCTAGTGGAGAAGGTACGTTATCTATCCAATAAACCTGAGGTGAAACAGGCATGGAAAATAACAAATCTCCAGACACGTTAGTTGGTAATATATCATTAAAACTGATTAAACATTCTCTAGTAACAATTGATGAAACTGTCATCTCATCAGAACCATCTAAACCGACAGTTCTAGAATCAACACAAAGTTCATTCTTTGGATCAACACATAATCTATCGTTTAATTCATGAGTACCACAGTTAGCTAAATGACCAAAAGGTGAATTCTTGACATTTCTTGGATTATCAATAACAGTAGGTCTAGAAAATCCAAAGATATGTGCAACTTTACCAACTGCAGTAGCAGTTATCTCGGTTGCTTTAGCATAAGGTGCTAACCATGAAACACCCTTTAATCTACCAGCAACATTAGCAACTGAAGAAGCCATTAGAGATACTGGTCCAGTAGCATATTCATTAGCAGCTTGAAGAGCTAATCCTGTGGTAGATTGTGCGAGTTGTACATCTGATGCCCAAGCATAAACTTTATATTCTATGCCGTTGGAATCAAACGTATTAGATGATGTTAAATAAGATAAATACGAAAAGTAACATGTCCCCATATTATTAAATTCTTCAAGAGAACCAATATTTAACCAATTATTATAATAGAAAAATGGTAAGCATAAGCAACCACCTTGACTATTAGTTGGATTAGTATAAATATGAGGATTTTGAGATAAGTGAAAATAATCACTATCAAGCATTGAACCAGCAAGGAGATTGGTGAGAGGTTTATAACCTAATACACCAAGACCCCAAAATGTTGGTGAAGCATTGACTACTATTTTAACATGTAATTTACATCTTAAAAGAGCATAATTTTCTATCTTATTTTTAACAGATGAATTGTTAAAAAATAAAGCCCAAGGGTTAAATTGTCTTTTAGTATTTGAACCTGTAACATCATTCCAACTGAAGATTTCTACAGGTCTAGATAACCAATCTTTAAGATCGGTTTGAGAAGTGCCACCCACATTAAAAGTGGCATCTGGCTCTGAATTTACTGTCGTTGTAAATCCAGGATCTGCATCAAAGAAGGAAGTAATCCCTTCATTTATACACATGGTTTCATGTGCTGCAGAGGTAACTGAGGTAGGGTTACCTTTATTTTGGTCGTGTGCGCTACGGTCGATTGTATTATTCATTTTGTAGCATTAAAAGTGGGGGGGATGGACATTTGGTTTTATATTATACAATAAAGATGAGAACTCTTGATTATCATCAGCACTTGAATTTAACCAATATTGTTCTACCAATTCTTCCCAAGTCGGTAATTCTCTTTTCTTGAGTAAATAATGTAAGTTATTATCTGTAATAGCTTTTAACAATAATATTCTCTTCTCTTCAAATATGTGTTTACCATAGTAAAAATATTCTCTGTAAGCAGATTCAATAGTGGCTAAAGCTTGTTCGTCATGGGAAATACTTTTAGATTCATTCCAAATTGTTAGCATTTTAACTATAGATTGGTGATCTAATTTGGCCATATAATGACCTATATCCGAATCATATCTCCAAGATCTTTTTAAAAAAGATGCTTCATTAAGTGATATAAAAGGTATACTATCAGCTTCTTTATCAGCCATAGTATACACTATACCAAGTTCTTTTTTTAAACATTCAGAAATAGTAGTATGGTTAAACCAATCAACTTTTGAAGATAATGTGTTATCATCTCCATAAGTTATTAATCTAACATTGGATCTAAAATCTGTAGCACCTGTACCCTTAGGATTAAGGATATGATAAACATACCTCATGTATAAACAATTTGCTAAACAATTAATTATAACAGTAAGAGGGTTTCCAGAAGGATTACTCCCAAAAAACATTAATAAATCACCATTATAATTTGTAAGTGCATAAGCAATATCTGTACTTATACCTCTAATTATCATACAATCATCATCAGAATAATTACCTGATCTCAAACATATTTCAAATAAAATTTTAAATGAGGCAAAAATAATTGATGGAGGCATCGTTTTATCAAATGCTTTATAATCTCCACATACAATTCTATTGCTACCATATTCCGATAACCATTCATGTAAATCATGCCACTCCCGTGATTGGGCAATCAAACCTGGAGCGGATTCAAAGGATAATTTATTACGTTGTATTAATCTAATACAGCCTAGTAAACTTTTCCGAACCACAAGAGAAAAGTCTAGTGGAGCACCAGAAAAAATTCTAACTTTCCCCGATTTATGTTTACTTAAAGAAACAGGTTCATCTTTTAAGGATGCGGTAAATATAGGCATAGCTCTAAAACCATCAATATATCTCTGTTCAATGGAATGAACACGATCATATATTTCACTATTAAAATCTATAGGATCCTGAAAAATTTCATCAGGTATACAAGGTTTTGTAAGTTTGGTCTTAGGACATCGCCATGGATGGCCAGCACTAGTTGATCGAGGAATAGAATCTATATAAGCAACAGATGGAAAACCATTTATTGCAACAGACATTGGAACAGGATGAACCATATGTTTAATATCTGACATGGGAACTGACGAAAATATATCATTTATAAATGATTCAGTAACGTCTTTTAAGATATCCAGTTTAACATTGGTTACAGGATTAAGGGTATCCAATAGAGCTAATCTCCATGGTTTCCATGAAGTCAAATCAGGAGGATAATGCTCAGACACATAACCTCTGCACTTAAAATATTCAGCCAAAGCATGTGGTTTAACTGTTGTCTTCATGTGTGCACGTGGGCAAGATAATGATCCAAAAACCATACATGTTCCTTTTTCAATATAATTGACAGGAGATTTGTAATGTAGAGAATGTAAAACTATCTTTTTATCATTAGAACCTAATTCAGATTCTAAGTAACTCAAGGGTTGGAATGAATCTAAATTTTGTATTAGATCATCCAACAAATTGAGATTAATAGCATGTGATAAACCCTCACATGATTTACTTGATGAAAATTCGATAGTACCAGGTGGATGTGTATTATCAATACCTGCACAATGTATAGAAGAAAAAACATATCTATTTTTATGTGAAAGTTTTATTAAGATAGGACTGCCACATGATCCTCTAAGGAAAGCATTATTACTTCTATATTTAGGGCCATAAATAACCATATTAGTATCTAAGACATGAGTTCCATAATAGATATTATGTAAAGGAAAATTAAATGTAGTACCACAATCGCGAAGACGAGTAATACATAATCCTGTACCAGAATATTTAAATTTATCTGATTCAGGAATAAGTGATCTAATATTCCTACATTGATTATAACCAAGTAAATTGACAATAGCGATATCATTCTTGCGAGATACACAAGTTGAAAGATTGAGAGTTAGGGTCATATTGGAATTTGACCCTCCATGTGGTGAGCCAATTATTTCAACTTGAAAATTATCATCACAGTTATCAAATAAATGGCCAACTGTAACGAATAAAGATGATTGTATACCTACAGCTCTAGCTCTAGATGTATAATCACCCCTACCATCTTTTTTTTTAATCAAAAGTATAACGGTGTTACGCTCTATCAAATTGATTACATTACTAGGATCTATAGAAAGACTACCAGATGGAATATCATATTTAGAAACAGGTGTAGAATCATTATACCAAACATTTTGGCGCTCAATTCCTTTAGGTTTTGGAAGAAAAGCTCCTTGTGAATGCATTTTAGGTTTTAACTTATAAACTTTTATAGCAAAAGTTAGTAGTATAATTAAAAAACTACAAGTTAAACCTACAAAAAAATTTGAATATCGTTTAACTTTAATATCACTTATAACTTTACGTGAGTAATCGATTGAAGTATGTTTTTTAAAGAGAAAAATAAATCGATCTGTACAATGGAAACATTCAAATAGAAAGTAAATAGGTGGTATTAGAAAGTCGAGAAAAATGAATTGAAGTATAGAGTCAAAAAAAGGAACAAAACTACAAAAATTATATTTCTCATACTCAAAGTATGCTTGAGATGAGAAACATGAGCACTGTGTACTTTCTTTAAAACAATTAGAACAAAGTGAAAATTTATTCAATCTTTCTTCAGATTCTTTAAGAGATTGTAATTTAGTGTAATGATTTTTAATAGTTTTACAATAGAAGACAATAAAATCTTGAATGCTTCCAGAAGTGAAGACTCTATTTTCTTGCACTCTAGTTGGATCTTTTGGATCAACTGAAATAAAGTCAACATCAATATGCCAAAAATTTTCAAGAGATCCAATAAAATCACGATGTCTATCTATTTTCGAGGTGTCAAGTTGAGTTGAACCAGGGAGACACAAATGATTCTTAACCGTACAAGTTATAATATAAGGAAATCTTCTTCTGGCTGCAGATGGGCAAGAATAATAATTAAAAGCATTAAGATTTTTGGTATTTGTAGTACCAATAACTAGCTTTGCTCTTAAAGGAGTTTTACCTTTATCTTCTAGAGCTGCTTGATCGGGAATACAAGGAACAGTATTAACGATCTGAAGGAACTCTAAACAAGAGGGATCTCCTTGACCAGAAATACCCAAGGATTGAAATGCAATATCATCTAATATAACACACCACATTGAGGACGAAAAACCATCCCAAAATTTGGATGTGAAATTACGGATATATTTATAATTATCATTAGATTGATATGCAGGTTTATATCCTGGTATAACTAAATCAGCAAATACTTTAAATAAAATATTTGTTAATGTACTTTTACCTACACCGGGAAGGCCATGGATCAAAACAGAGTAGGGTAAATCACGTGAAGTATCACAAGCAGCTTTTGTTAACAAATTAGACTTTAGAGTTGTAACCTCTAATAATTTAGTTTGAAAATAAAAAGATTGTTTCGGGCACTTAACGTTAATGTAATTTAACATAACATTACCCTGTTCAATACAAGTATCAAGATTGCATAAATAAAGAGATTCTGAAAAACTCTTACCATAAGGGTCAAGTGGAGCTTTATCATGCAAAGGATCTTTGAGAAAAGGTTTTGAAGACATAAGCCAGGAGTGCATTTTAAACCACACATCTTGCTTATGATCAGAGAAAAACAAAGCATAAGGATTTTGATTTTGATAGATTGAAACTCCAGTTTTAACTAGAAATAGAGAAGCTTTTAAGAGATGCAAAAAAGCTCCATCTGAGCCATACTCTACATCTTTTTTAAGCATTGCAGCTTCAAGAACAGAATAACCTTGTTTATCAAAGGTTAAATTAAGAGAAGAAAGCAAATTTGATGATAATAGAAGTATATATAATCTCCTAATGTGCGAATAAGCCGGGGAAGTTCTTACTTGCTCCCAGTTATCTAAAATATTCTCAAATGATCTGAAAGTATCAGATTGGGATTCAAAAACTGGTTTTTTGGAACTAAGTGCTTGAGAATCAAAGTTACTAAATATAGAGAATATATCATTAAAATCAATTGTTGAGATATCTAATTTATTTAATGCATCAAGTATAAGACTATCACACTTCCATGTGTTTTTAAGTGCAAGTATTAAAACAGAAAATTTTTGACTAGTAGTAGTTTTGTCTCTAAGTATATTAAGAACTAATATGAAATTTTCTAAAGAAGGTAAGAATTTGAAGAATAAATCAAAAAATAGACCATCAGTAAGAAAAGATTCATAATTACGAAGTAATCTAATG